CGCAGGAAGGTCCGGAGAAATGAATGAGACTCGCGCCGGTGACGGTGACGGTAAAAAGCCGTACGGTGATGTCACTTACGCTGATCCTGGCTATCAGTCCGACGGGGTGAAACGCTACCCGATCGATACTGAGGCCCACGCCCGGGCGGCGTGGTCCTACATCAACCAGGCGGGCAACGCCGGCAAGTACACCGCCGAGCAGCTGTCGGCGATCAAGGGCCGCATCAAAGCCGCGGCGAAGCGTTTCGGCATCGATATTGCTGATGATGAGTCGTCGGAGCGGGCGGGCGGCGCGGCGGTGGAGGAGCGCGCCGCCACTTTGGATCACGTCGATTTTGGGCAGCGGATCCTGACCTTGGTGGCGGTGCCCTACGAGCAGCCCACCCAGATCGAATACCGCGGCGAGGTGTGGAACGAAGTGTTTTCCCGGTCTGCGTTTAACGGGTTCGAACCCGCCAAGCGCCGGGTGCCGGTGTCCGCGGTGCTCAAAGCCCCCTCCTACGGGCACAACGACGGGCATTTGGTGGGCCGGGTGACTGAGGTGTTCCCTGACCGCGGTGACGGTTTGGTGCTGGATGTGCGGATCAGTGACACGCCGGCGGGCACCGAGACGTTGCAGTTGGCGCGGGATGATGCGCTGTCGCCGAGTGTGGGGTTCGCGGCGCGCGGCGGGGATCAGATGTTGGATCGGCGCAGCATGACGCGCCGTATCAATCGCGCGTTTTTGGATCATCTGTCGATGGTGCCTATTCCCGCCTATGGCGGGGCGCGGGTGCTGGGCATGCGTGATGCTGTGCCGCCGCGCCCGGCTGCCGAGCTGCCGCGCCTGGACACCCCCGCCCTCGATGAATACTTCGCCGACCCGCTGTTCGCGTGGGCCGACGAGCGGCTAGGCCGCGACTAGGAAACACCAAGAGACACAGCGGTGTCACTCGCTAGCCGAGAGGGCTGCACCCCGTTTGAAACCCTCTACCTTTTAGGAGACCCCAAAATGGGCAGTAACGTTGCAGCCCAAGACGACATGATCCGCCGTCTGGAAGTCGAATTGCGCGAAAAAAAGTCCTTCGCCAACGAGATCGTCGCCCGCGCGCAAAACAGCGAACGCGACCTCACCGACGAAGAACGCAACCTGCTCGGCGAAACCCGCGGCCGAATGGAATCCATCAAAGCGCAAGTCGAGACAATCGAAGACGTCGCGCGGGCATCGTATGAATCCACGAGCAAAGCCCGCCTGGTTGGGCAGGCCGTGGATTCGATGCGTTCCAAAGCGGTAACCGGGGAGATCGAGTACCGCTCCGCCGGCGAATACGCGTTGGACATGTACCGCTCGACGCAGGGCAACGGCGAGGCCACCGACCGGCTGGAGATTTTCCACCGCGCCGCCCAGCACCAACGCACCACCGATGAAACCGGTCTGGTTCCGGATCCGATTCTGGCGCCGGTTATCAATTTTATTGATGCGGCGCGGCCGGTGGTGAATTTCCTTGGTGCCCGGGCGATGCCGGCGAGCGGGTATTGGCACCGTCCGTTGGTGACCCAGCACACCGCGGTGGCGGTGCAAGGCGCGGCCGGCGGGGCAGCCGATGAAAAGGCGGAGCTTACCAGCCAGAAGATGACGATCACCCGGCTGACCGGTAACGCGGTCACCTATGGCGGCTACGTCAACGTGTCGCGCCAGTCGATTGACTTCTCGCAGCCCGGCGTGCTCGACATCATCATCACCGACCTGGCTGCGCAGTATTCGATCGACACCGAGGCTGCCACAGATACGGCGATTGCGGCGACGACAACCACGGCGGTCGGTTACGGCGCCGCCCCCACCAATCAGAGTGTGGCGACGGGGGTCTGGGCGGCGGCCGCCCAGGTTTACACCGCCGTCAAAGGACAGGGACAGTTGTTTATCGCCTGCCCCGCCGACGCCCTGTCGACGTTCGGTTCGCTGTTCGCCCCGTATGGCCCGTTCAACCAATTCGGTGAGGGGTTTAATGCGGCGAACTTCAAACAGGGTGTGATGGGCAACATTTCGGGTATCCCGGTGGTGATGTCCGCGGGTTTGCCGGCCGGAAGCGGGAAGGCCTACCTGTTGTCCACTGCGGCCATCGAAGTCTATGAACAGCGCGTCGGAACTCTGCAGGTGGTGGAGCCGAGCGTGATGGGTCTGCAGATCGCCTACGCCGGATATTTCACTCCGCTGATGATCAACCAGGCGGGCATTGTTCCGCTGACCAAAACCTGAGTAAACCGATGCCCGGTTGCCGCGGCTGGCCAACCGTCTCCTACCTGGACCACGGCCGGCCGCGGCAATCCTAAAAAATTGGAGGAGCGCTCATGTATTTCATTGATGGTGTCGCGGTAGGCAGCATCCACCACGAGCAACTAGAAGCCGCCGAACAGGTCGCGCAACAAACGGCTGAGGACAAGCCGCCGGCCACCAAACGCGGCGCCACCGTAACTAGCCAGGACGTGAGCGCATGACTACGACCACCAAGCTGGCCGACTACCTGGGTCGCTGGTTATCCAACGGCACCCCGGGCACCACCAGCGCCACCGACGATCTGGGCCGCAACATTTCGGCGGGCGACAAAGATTTCATCGGCCGCAACCTCACCGTCGCCAACCCGGCGGCCTGGGTAGCCGCCACCGGCTACACCGTCGGCGCCTACTGCCGCGGGTCAGGCGGCGAGCTGCTGCAGTGCAGCGTCGCCGGCACGTCCGGCGCGGCCGCGCCGACCTGGCCAGGGATGGGCAAGGGGGTCGATGACGGCACCTCCACCCCGAAACTGCACTGGGTTCGGGTGCACTAGGCGATGAGCGCTCCCCCGGTGAGCGATGAGCTCACCCCCGCCGATGTCGAGGTTTACACCAGCGGCCGGCTGCCCGCGGCGGACCCCGAAACCCAGCGGATGCTTGATGCCGCGCTGGCCGCGGCGCGCCGCGAGGCCGGATGGCACGTCTGTCCGGTGATCACCGAATCCCTCGTCTTGGACGGGTTCGGCGGCCGCGCGCTGCTGCTGCCCACCATGAACATCGTCGCCGTCGCCAACATCGTCAACAACGGCAACCCGGTGGATCCCACCATCGTTACCACCGCCGGCCGGGTCGGCTGGCTGCTGTTCATCTCCCAAGGATGCTGGTCCTACCGCTACGCCGGCGTCACCCTGGATTTGACGCACGGATTCACCGCCGAGCAGGCCCCCGACTGGCGCGAAGCGATCCTGCTGATGGTGTCGCAAATGTCGTCGATGTCGATCATCGGGCGCCCCGACTCCGACCTGTCCTCCAAACAGGTCGACGACGTGGTCTACAAGTGGGGAGCCGCGCAAGCGCTGCCCGGCGCACAACCCATCCTGGAAAAATACCAACTCCCCACCAGGGGATTCGCGTGAGCGCATCCCTGGCGTACGGCAACCAAACCGTCACCTTCCTCATCTACAGCGCCAGCGGGACTCCCGATAACTCCGGCATGTCGCAGGGCTCGGAGACAGCCACCGACGTCGACTTCTGCCTACACCGGCCCGTCCCCGAAACCGCGGTGCGCGAACTCAAACGCCAATACCGCGACGTCGGCATCGTGGTCGGCACCCTGTCCTGGCGCACCACCTGCCCGCGCACCCCGGTCACTTTATCGGTGAAGGCATCCGACCGGATGGTGGTGGACGGGCTCACGTACACCATCATGGGTGGCGCGCTGCCCAACACCGACCTCGCCGGAGTCGGCCAACACGTCACCATCATCAGCGAACGCCAACAAACCGGGCGCTGATGGGCATCTACGACGAAGCGCTCGACGACATCCAGATCGGGATGCTCAAAGGCGACACCCGCGAACAGATCCGCCACGAGGTCGACGACGTCGCCGCCAAAGGCGCCGACTATGCGCGGCGCACCGCCCCCACCGGGCGGGCGATCGATCGGGACGCCGCACCGGGCACCTTCAAAAATTCGATTGTCTGGCAACAGATCCCCGACAAAAACGGGTTACCGGCCGCACAAATCTATTCCGACGCGGTGGAAC